CCAATACCTGATGCGTTAATAATGTAGGTCGGAGAACCGCCACCGCCATACATGCCAGCGCCAGCCAAACCGCCATAGTTTCCTAAGCCTAAATCACTCATGCCGCTACCGAAGCCTTGATAACCATTAGCTCCACCATCAAACATGGAGAATCCCTGTGGCACATTACCGAGTGAATCGCCGTTTGCATCAGCATTGAGTTTATTAAGAGCTGCAATCTCCGCAGAAACCTTATCGATTAAGGCCCTGATAGATGCAATGATTACTTGGCGAAATGCTTCCATCGCTGTTGTTGCTCCATCAGAAGCTTTGATTTGACCTGCTAGGGCTGTGTTCTGTTCTTGAATAGCAATTAAAGACAAAAGGCGCATTTTTGTTTCAGCATCGGCTGACTGGTTTAATGCTGCATACAATCCAATGCGCTCAACATCGAACTTCTTCTCAAGTTCAAGAAGGGCTAGTTCATCGCCTGTAAGGACTAGTTTACGAGTCGTATTGTCATTATCAATCTTCTTCAAAGTATTCTGAGTCTTTTGGAGTTTGATTGCATCCTTAGCAGCTTTATCAATAGCCAAGCGTTCGCCTGGTGATTGCTGTGGAGTGCCAGCGTTTCTTGCTCTAGTAGATGAGCCTAACTGACCTAATAATCCAATAATGTTGTATTTAGAAACATCTGCAAATGCGCCAAAGACATCCTTGAGAATTGGCAGAGAATTAAGTTTGGCTGTAAGAACTCCTATGCCATAGATAACGTTACCGATTTGAGTAGCAAAGCCTTCCATCGCTGTTGTTGCTCCGCCAATACCTTCTTCGCCAGCAATAAGCTGCATAGCGTCAAGTAGGTCTTTGCCAATAATCTCTTTTGCGTTCTCGGATGCAACTGCTAGGCGAGCCATTGATCCTGCGTAACCTTCAGCAGCAGCTAGTGCTTGGCCTTTGAACTTGTTTGTCAATTCCGTGGTAATCAAATCTAAATCGCCAGAGGCTAGAGTGGCTTTAGATAAACCTGCACCTAGACGGCTAAGAGCTGTGGTTTGTCCACCATAAGCCTTTGCTAGTGCCAAAGACACAGAGCCTAAATCTCTGCCTGTACCTGCTGCGATGTCTAACGCTAGGGCTAAGCCATCCTGTGACTTTCTAACATCGCCTGTGGCTGTTAGAAGGGTTCTAAAGGCTGGTCGTAGGTTGTCATCAAGGACACCTGTAGCGCGTTGTAAGTCACCGATAAACTTCTCAACCTCGATGGCTGCAAAGGCATTGCCTGTATTGGCTAAGGCCAAGGAAAGAGATCGTGCAGCCTTCTCATCTGCTGCAAATGCCTTAACTGCTTGCTTACCAAATGAGAGTAATTTCCCAGCAGCAAAGACTCCGAGAAGTTGCTTGCCTAATCTTCCTACTGACTTTTCAAGCTTCTGCGTTGCCGTTTCTGCTTGCTTAAACGCCTTCTTGCCTGTGTACTCGGCGGCTATATCAATTCTTACATCTGCTGATGCCATTAGTTGTACCCCACCGCTTTATTGAACTTATCTCTGGAAGTTTCGATTGCTTTAATTACTGCTGCGTTTGTCTTGCCTTGATCTTCTGCCCAAGCACGAAAGATTGCTCGACCTTTCATCTTGCGTGATGCTCGACCTGCTTGACCTGTTTCGCGTTTGTAAGCATTCTTTATTGTGCCAGTAGCTTCAATAGCATCCACAAATTGCTGACCAGCATTAGGATTATTGCTCTTGCCAAAGTTTTTGCCTGTGCTAGTTGAATAGACAGAGTTCATGCCAGGAATACTTACTTCCTTGCGCTTTGCCTGTGGACGGCCTTGAGGATTGACTCGACCTGCTGTTTCATAGATTGCACCAGCAGCCGAAGCATTGACAATCCGAGCCAACGCACGAAAGCCCTGACGATTTGCCTTCGATGGAGTTGTCTTATATCCAATACCAGACTTTGCAGCACTGGCTGAGTAACGTGGGAATCGCCCTGTTGTGGCTGGCTTAGCCCATCCGCTTAAAGGTGTTGTTGTAGGAATGTAACCTCTAGCCTTTGTTGTAACTGGCTTAAGTAATCCTGCAATCTCTTTTTGTGTTTCTTTTGCTAAATCAGGTGTGAACTTCTTTAAGGCTTTACGAAGAGCGATGCCGCCTTTGACTTCTGTTGGCATCTCTCATCTCCTTTGCTTCATCCTGTAGAACCTTGATTAGGTTCTTTAGCATCACTTCATCTAGCTCTAATAATTGTTGTGGCGCGATCCCGAGTCTGACACTTAATTTAGCAATCAGATAGGTGATCGAGTCGCGCCCTAAGCCAAAGGGTCATCATCTAAGACCTCGACTGTTGTCAAGGTTTCAATGAATTGCTCTCCGAATGGCTTAACAGTTTCACCCGAACGGCGGATACATTCCCAGGCTAGCCAGAAGATATCGCTCTGCTTCTGATCTTCGATGAACGCTTTGTGAAAGCCCTTCTTAGCGTAAATCTCAAAACCATACTGCACCAATGGAGTGATTGGGTATTCCCCAATTGATCCATCTGCCCTTGTTACCTTTAACTTTGCCATGCTATGCCCCTTTGTTTAGTTGTTTAGAAAGTGCCTGTTGTGGCTACTGCAACTGTTGAGTTGGCAGTAAATGTGATTGATTGTGTACCGATATCGCCAACAGCACCATTGATGTCTGTTGTGTTATTGATAAGCAATGAAACTGTATAAAGTGGGTTTGTAGCAGATACTGCTGTTCCCTTTGTCTGTAAGAATACAGCTGTGACTGTTGTTCCCCATGCAGCTTGAAGTGTCGCAAGGACATTCGCTGTTGCTGTGTCATTAAGGAAGTCGATTGTAACAGTAGATGCTTCCAAGCCCTTTACGAACTTGTGTGAGTTATCACCCATCGCTGTTACTTCGAGTTCATCAAATACGCGGTTGATTGTTACTGCTGTTACATGGTCACTAAGATCAACTGTGTTAATCTTAACGCCGACATTGTTATTTAGAAATACAGCCATTAGGATTATTCCTCGTCTTTCTTAGTAGATGCTGGCTTTGGTGCTGGTGTGCTAACCTGCCCGATTTTCTTCAGGAAGGCTTCGTTCTCTAGTTCCCACTCGGACATATTAACTCCAGGTTGTTAGGACGGATAGTGACATCTCACAGGTAAGCAAGTCACCAGATGCCGCGTTTAGAACGCTTGGCTGGCTTACTGCTCCCACATTATAGGTCAAGGTGGATGCTGCGAGTTTGTTGAACACGCCAACTAAGGCATCTTCAATTCCATTGAGGTTTCCTTCGTTATCGAACAAAGGTACTGTGATGATTATTCTAAAGTTAGCGGTTGGTGCAATCGTGTTGTGTTGATTATTGTTTGGCTCAAGATATGGATCAGAAGGCGAAACGATTACAGAGTTAGCCAGAACTGTGGCTGGTGGGAATGCAAAGGTTTGCCACTTTGAGTTATCGACTAATGCTGTCGCAATCGTGGTTCTAAGAGTAGTAAGAGCAACTGGCATTATCCGACCATCGAACGTGGATCAAGGGCGTGAGCAATAAGCCCTCTCACCTTTGCTAAGAGCTGTGCAGACATGCGATAAGGCGATGGTTGGAAATCTACTGTGTTAGCACCATTAAGAGTGGTTGTGCGAGCTTGCCAGATTTCAACTGAAATCATAAGGGCTGCTTGCTGAACTGCTTTGTCATCTGCCCAGTCTTGATAAGTTTCAGACTTAATCAAAGCGAAAGGATTGATTGGATGCTTTGGAGTATCACTTAAGTGACTTGTTGTAACTGTGATGCTTCTATCTGAAACGCTAAGAACAGTCTTATTGCCATTAAACTTAGCGCCAGCGCCTTCGACGTTAATCGTCTGGCCGACGTAATACTCATTCATGATATTTGTATCGAAGTATAAAGTTCCAACTGTTCCCACATTGGAGTGAGCTACAGCGAAGTTTGTGTTAGCCCATAACATTGGAAGTAGGACTGCATCTGCGGCATCTGCCACTTCTTGAATTGTAGCGTCTGGATATAAGCTGCCAATGCCAAGAACACTTTTCATCTCGGCTACTGTAGTTAATGCCATCTCATATCCTTTCTAAAGACTGGGAGTGGAGCAAGGGCTGCGCCCCACTCCCAGCGACTTAGGGTGTTACTTATGCCTTGTTGTTCTTGAACGCACCAGCAGCAACCTTAGTTGCGATTGCTCCGAAGCCGTAGTAACCGATAGTTACTTGACCTGCTGCTGTTGATTCTGCACGTAGGCGATATGTTGGTGACTCATACCATGTGTAAGCATCTGGGTTTACGATGAGGATTGTTCCATCGCCATCTCCGCCGTTTGTTGGATCAACGTATAGGTTGAGTCCTGCAACGTTACCTGTGAGTGATGTTGGAGCTACTGCGCCGCCAGCGTTCATTGGATTTGTTGCTGTGTAGATTGGACGACCTGCATCATTTAGACCCATGATGTTTGCCCATTGTCCTGTTGATACGACCATGTTGCGAGCAAATGGGTTTGGAAGTCCTGCTGTTGCACCATATACAGATGCAGCGCCGCGGCCTACCATTGCGATAAGTTCTTCTTTTGTTGGGTATGTTGCAACTGTTGTCGCATCAAGTGTTGCACCTGAAATAAGTGCTGCGTTCACTGCTGAGTTTGTTGCCTTAGCATAAGCAGCAGCCATGTTGCGAACGAGTTCATCGAAGAACGCTGGAGATGTACGATCTAGCAATTCAACAGAGAATGTCTGTTGTCCTGCATACTTCTGTACTGTTACAGATAGGAAAGATGAGTTCTGATCTGTGTCGCTGAATGCGTCACCTTCTGGCTCAATAGCAACTGTTGGCATCTGTGTAATCTTTGGGATTTCAAATGTCATACCTGCATCAGGAAGCACTCCACGTGAGATTGCATCGATTGATGGGCGGATTGTTGTACCGAGTGGGTTGATAATTTCAGACAATTGACGTGTTGGTACTAGACCTGCGTTGTCTGATGTGTCTGCTGCTGCAAGTAGGTATTGACGAGCTGACTCATCACCTAGTGCTGCGCGGATTGTGTTCTCTGCATACTTTGCAGCTGTTACTTCAATACGTGGCTTTGTGTAAGCCATTGCTGTTACAGTTGGGCGAGCAGCTTCAACCGCTGGTGCTTCAACTGGTGTTGCTTCGACGGCTGGAGTGGTATTTTCCACGTTGGCTATCTCGCTTTCTGTTGGTTGGGTTGTTTCTTCTACGGCAGATTCTTCCGCCGCTATATCAGTAACTTGTGCAGACTTAAAGGCTGGCTCTGTTACTAAACTTACTTCGACCAAGCGAGCAGCGGACACATAAGTCACGCCATCCTTGATCTTGGACTTTAAAACTTCAGCACCGATGCTGAGTCCTGATTGCAATCCTTCTTCTGCAAGGATTAAAGCTTCTGTACCGCGTTGTGAACGGCTAATTGAGAATACTGCGTTGATTGCATCATCTGATTCTGAGAAACTTACTGCGCGGCCTAAAGGGCGCTTAACGTCATGCTGGCTTAGCAGCTTGATTGACTTAGGCTCTGGAATCTCGATTGATCCTGACTCGAAAATTACCTTGCCATAATTTGTCGAACCTGCTTCAACATTCAATGGCACAATCTTGCCAGAGATGGTGCGGCTAGCGGAATCCGCTGTCAGTTCAGCCGTAAGGGTTACGATTTGTGTCATTCCATACCATTGCTTCCATTAGGTGATAGGTCTGTCATTTCCATAGCTTGTTCTGTTGTAATAAGGCCAAGCGATAGCAATTTTTCAATTACTAGAAGTTCTGCAAGTGGATCAGTGCGCAAGAAGGTCTTATCAATATCAAACTTGACCACATGACCGCGAGCAGTAATATCATCCATAGATAAGCGATCTTCAATTGCTGTAATGAATGGTTGCAAAGATAGGCTTAGGAATTGCTTGCGCTCATCTTGTACGTTGGAGTACGTCATACTGTTATTCATCTCAGCAGAAACATAATAAGCAGGTACATTGCAAAGGCGAGCAATCTCAG